GGCATCATCCGACCCTGTGGTGCGTGTTGGACAATGCGAGTGCGCGTCCGACCAACGGCAAAACAATTCACATCAAATCGGAGGATATGTGATGGATGATTGGCGCGACATAGAAGGGAAAAGTGGGCGCTACTGCGTGATCTGCCATGAAGGTGTCAAAGAAGAATACATCGACAAAAGTGGTGGTGTATGTGGGGAATGTAATTGGGACGACCCTGTGTTGGGTCAATCCTTTGAGGAAGGAGAAACCAGATGAATAATATTTTTATAGATAACCCGTTCATCCGCTGCCCCGAATGTAGCGGAGAAGGGGAGGTAAGCGCAGAGCGAGCAGTCTGTATGAGTAACGACAACCCATACGGGTACTTGGAAGAGTACAAGCGAGAGTGCGATAACTGTGGGGGGCTTGGTGAAATCGAAAGGGATTATGATGATTGAATTTTTTACAGCTTTGGTCTTGCACTACGAGTTGCAGGGCAAAGAGCTTGAAGCGGTGGTGTGGTTTGAAACCGAAGCCGACTGCCGAGCGGTGATGCAGAATGATATTGCAGCACCATTGTACGACGAGTTGTATGACTTGTACGGCAATAACATAATGATGTTCTGCGAAGTATCGGAGGGCATCTCAAGTATAATCAGGCCGACAGCACGGCCAACACAGGAGAATAACTAATGGCACTTACATACTCAGCATTCCAAACTTTTGCAGAGGTGGAGCATCACTACAATGCTGTCAAACCTTTGATATCGAAATGTCACACTAAAGCAGAGGATGTTCGACCTATCGGAGATCGTAAGCGTAAGTGGGAGCGCATCGTTAAGCTCAGCGATTACTGCTATGCGTTTCTTGACGGATATTGCTTTGGCGACCCCGTGTTTAAAACGTGGGGCGCTGACAGAACCGTTACCAAAGCGGATACCGAATTTTACGCTGCTGTCGTGTGGCGCAAGCACCGTGACGGAACCACAAGCGTTAAGATACGCAACGGCACAGGGCCGTGGAACCATGTCAGTAGGTATCAGTTCTTATCACGACACACACCGAGAGGTATGTACTTCCTAGTGTCCAACGGGAAGCAGTATATCAATCTGACCAGTAATTACGGGGATAACGATAGACATTTCATAGCCAAAGGCAGAACCGTGCCGAAAGAGGTGAACCCCCATTGGCAAAATTTTACGCACCGCAAAGACAACACGGCGTTAGCCTTCAAGCTAACTCCTGACGGGAAGTGGCTGCGTGATCCAGAAACAGGCGAGGGTCTGCCGATACCGCCGCGTGTCAACAAAGAGTTGAAAGCCAAGTTCAAGGAGCCGCTGAGAGAGTTCTTTGAGTGGGGCATGACAATCGCAAACATGCTGCCGCTTACGGATAACGAGTACAGCTACATCCGAAAGATGCGCACCGAGGCGTATGAATATTATTCGGAAACAACGGGAGCAGGGTACATACGATCCAGAGATACCTACAACGTGAAGAATTGTAGGAGTATCATTACAGACCCCGAACATCCGCTGCGCCTACATCTGTTTGTAGAGTTCGCGGAAACCACAGCCGATGGGTGGTGGCAACACGCCTCTTACAAAGTGCAACAAGTAGAGACGAAGGAGGATCTGTCAGCAATACGAAACAAATACAATTACTGGGTGAACAAGCACCTTGGTTTCAAATCATAATATAAAAATGGAGAATGACTATGGGATACAATCCTTACTTAACGTCAGAAGCGATGAAACAGACAGAGAACAATAGCTACGTGGATAATGAGGTAGCTAGGTTCGCAGATGCTGTGGCCGCTGCACTAAAAGCAAAGTGGAGTTACAAGCGTAGGAACAGCGTTTGGATCTATCGTGAGAACGAAATCTATGCGCTAGGTTTTGTGGGTTACGGTGACTTCACCGAAAAAGCCAACGGAGATGCTGCGTATATTGTTCACAGTCGCAACATCGAAAACTGTAGGTACAACGACTACAACGCGCAGCATTACATGGCATTTGCCAAGCATTTCGAGAAAGGCCTATCCAACGCTACCCGCCACCTGCGCACCATACCGTGTCACGTAGCTGTGGCAAACGAGCTTAGAAACCTGCGTAGGCAGATGCGAGACATAGACGACTACAGTTCGCGGAAGGTTAGACAGTTGGCTAACGATGTCACCGATGGGCTAGGTCGTGGTAAAAGCTCGCCCTTGGAGCGAGAGCTTAAGAATCTTGTGAACACGGGACATACATGGCTTGATGCAAACTTTGGTGAACAAATCAAAGCATTCCTTAACTACAGTGGGGAGGACACGTCCTCCGGTAAGGATATGTTTGATGTCGTGTATATCAACATCTCGCCACGCGGTACGCAGTCTGCCAACGTGTACACTAACATGGATGGTAAGGAATGGAATTGGGAGCCAGACCCTAGCAATCATTACGGGTGCGATGTGGATCAGCTAGACGAAGAGCTTAAACGTAAGGTGTCCACATTGCAGATGGTTGAGCAAGGTACGTTTGTTCCGAATGTCGGCTTTCATGCTCTCGCAGGGAGACTGTTCTATGTCGCTCAAACCTAAAATTATAAATCTTGACACCCCCCTTGACGAGACGGTATATCGCATTTACATACAACCTTCATCGTTTGCTGTCGATGTAACGTGTTTAGGCACAGAGTGTTACGAGATAGAAAACTTTGGTAAGTATGTAAGTGATTTGCCAGATTGGATACAGGGAAAACTAGCGGTGCTTATGATGATGGGGGAAGATGACTACGGGCACATAATCGAAGGCGTAGGTTTTCGTAAAGACCGTCATGTTTTCTACGTTAGCCATGAGGCTAACCCTGTCAGTAGAGACAAGTTGGAAATGTTGGCGTTTTCTGTGTGTCTTAAAATTCCCTTGGAGTGTACGCGCCCTTTAGAAGGAGTTGTAGATGGGTGACACAGAATTAAGCATGTTCCAGCAAGCACAGTTGCGTTGGCTCAAGCGACAGGTAGACAACCTGCAAGAAGAACAATGGCGCAATGATGCGAGGCCCCGCGTAAAACAAGAACTCTTTGCAGCTCGTGAGGAGTTGGATACTTACGTGAAGAACCTTCGCAACGCAGGGGTGAAGATATGACACCGGAAGCGAAGGTAAAGAAGAAGGTAGTACGCATTCTGAAAGATGCGGGTGCGTATTACTTCTACCCTGTGACGGGTGGGTACGGGCGCAGTGGTGTGCCTGATGTAGTGGCGTGTCTGGGAGGTTACTTCCTTGGCATCGAATGTAAGGCGGGGAAGAACAAGCCGACCCCGCTACAACAAAAGAACTTGGACGATATAGACACAGCAGGAGGTATAGCACTGATTATTAACGAGGATAATCTTGGTCTGTTACAGGCCGAAATAATAAAAATTCAAAATGGAGAATAGATAGCCGCTATGGATATCACACAAGAACAACTGAAAAAACTTTTTGGCGAAATAAAAGAAGTCGTTATGATTATGGAGCGTGTTCCGCATAACGCAGGGGGCGCAGGGTTTGCTGTCACCACCGAGGGTGAAAGCTGTTTTGTCGGCAGGAATTATATCGAAAACAATAACCTGCAAGAAGGCGATTTCTTTACAGCGCGGGTGGCCCCTAATCAAAACAACCACAAGGCTAACACTCCTTACAAGGTAGTGGGTAAGGTTGCGCTATTGGACGGGCTAGATCCGTTTGACGAAACACCTTCACCGAGGGTGCAGCAAGCTACGCTAGAGGACCGCATTACGGCTCTTATGCGTGACGAAGAACACTCATATCCGCACAGGGTTGGGGAGTTAGCCAGTAAGCTAACTTCTGACACCGCAGCAGTTCAGCTTGCGTTACAGCGTATGCATACTGCGGGGGAGATATGGGAAGCAAAGATAGAACGTAAGGGTACGCAAACAAAAGCGTCTTACGTTTTGTGGGCGCTCGACGACGAGTGGTTTGCACTTGACTACGAGTAATACGGATCGGGGGTGCGGCTTGTACGGTCGCACCCTTGAAGAGTTCATTCACGCCATGCACGGCTTGGATGTTGTTTGGAAACCGAAGAAGAGTGGCGAAGAGCCACCGTTTTAAAGGAGAATAACTATGCCTACGAAGAAAACTACTGCGGTAGCAGAAACTTTAACAGTCCACACCGTAAAACAAGGTGTGATAAAACTGCGTATGATCGGTCAAACGCCGATGTACTTTAACAGCATGAGCAGTAAGGCTATGCGCGACTTGCTTATCGGCGGGGGGAAGAAAACCGCTGCGGAGAAGCAAGATATTAAACACAATCCAGAACAAGAGTTTCGGGAAAGTGTGTATACTAAACCAAAGGGCGACACGTTGCTGTGCTTCCCTGCGGCGGGTGTAAAGGGTTCGATGGTTACATCAGCGTTAGAAACAGCGGGGATCAAAAGCACAAACGTAAAACGCTTGGTGTTTTTACCCGAAAGCCAAATACAGATTTGGGGTAAGCCGTACCTTAAAATGGATATCGTGCGATCTGCCGATATAAACAAAACTCCAGATGTGCGTACCAGAGCATACCTACCAAACTGGTGTTCAGAAATAACGATTAAATATGTGACGCCTACGCTGAACGCCAACGGCATTGTATCGCTGTTGACAAACGCAGGGCTAATCGTAGGGCTAGGAGACTTTCGCCAAGAGAAGGGGCGTGGGTCATACGGCACGTTCTCTGTAGCAAGCGCAGAAGATATGGGTGAACACCAAGAGGCTTGGGATGAAATCACGAAAGAAGCGCGTGAAGTCCAAGAGTTAGCTATGGAATACCCCGAATGCGCTGACGAGCAAACGGCAGAGCTTATGAGACTTATGCAAGAAGAGCGGTTGCGTCGAGCAGCCTAAACGAAGAGGGGCGGTTCGCCGCCCTAATTCACGGATAAGGTATGGCGGTTCAGGCGAGTTGAGGTTTGGCGGGGTTAGACGTGGCGCGGCCAGTCGAGGCGGTCGAGGTGTGTTGAGACGGGGTATGGTGTGGTACGGCAAGGCGGTCTAGGTGAGTTCGGTTTTAGTGAGGTTAGGTTTGGCACGGCGAGGCGGTCTAGGTGTGTTCCGGTGTGGCGAGGCGTAGCGTGGCGTGGCGGTTTAGGCGTGTTGTGGTTTGGCGTAGCGTGGCGCGGTGTGGTTAGCCGACTGACTAACAAAAACAAAGCAGGCTGTGATGGCCTGCTTTACAAACAAAAACTATGGAGAATAAACTTATGTCTAAGTTTTCTAAAAAGACTAAGCAGCGTATCATAGATGATTACCTGCAAACTACGGGCGCAAATATGTTTGTGCCTTCAGAGTTCGTCGATTGGTTAGCAGGCGAGCCAGAGCATGAAGCGTACCAAGCGTTTTATGGGATTGACGATGTAGAAGCCGCGAGGCAGCATCGTATACAGTTGGCGCGGCAGATGGCGTCAGGGCTACGCATCGTGGCAAAAACGGAGACAGTAGAAAGTTCTGTTGTGTCCATAAAGGTGACAGAATACCCTGCGTATATTTCACCTGTGTCAAAGCGGCGTGAGGGTGGGGGGTACGAACCTTTTGACCCTACCGATGAAGTTGCACAAGCTGAACTACGCAGACAAGCCGGTGTAAGTTTGGCGGCGTGGCTTGAAAGGTTTCGCGGTGCAGCGGAAAATTATGGGGTTGATGTAACTCCAGTTGAAGAAATCGTGCGCGTGTTGCGTGACGATAAAGATAAAGCAGTAGGAGAATGACTATGGGTAAGAAAGCAGAAAAAGTTTGGGCATACATTGTGAAGCATCCAAAAGCGCCAGTAGCAAAAATTGCTAAAGCGTGTAAGTGTTCGCCATCTTATATACACCTGCTAAAGAAAAAGATCGGCACACCGAAAGAGGTGTTGGAAGCAGTAAATCTAACTGTAACACGCTCCGAAGTACTCGACACAGCTAAAGACTATGTGACGAAGGATCGCGCTGCGGAGCATGGTGACATGGAGAGTAACTTCAACACCATTGCACGATACTGGTCTGTGCATCTGGATGCGCAAATAACCCCGACAGATGTTGCGGTTATGATGAACCTGCTCAAAGTTGCGCGAATAAAGTCTAACCCAAAGTCTAAAGATAATTGGGTTGATGGTGCGGGGTACATGGCTTGCGGTGGAGAGATTGCAAGTGCCTTACGTGCGTAAGCCTAGTAAGTCCAAGAAAGCAAAGATTGGGGCGGGCGTTTATGACGCTCGCTTCAACGACAAAAAAGTAACGCTACCCAAAGCTCCGTGGGAGGATGACGAAGATGGACATAGTGACGTTGGATTTCGAGACGTACTACGACAAGGAGTACAGCCTGTCGAAGATGACGACTGAAGAATATATCCGCGACGATAGATTTGAGGTTATTGGGTTAGCTGTAAAAAAGAATGATAAGCCAACACGTTGGCTACAAGGTGAGGAACTCACTACACGTTTCTTATCGCACGTAGACTTCTCGTCCTGCGCCATACTTTGTCATAACACCGCGTTTGACGGGGCGATACTAGGGTGGCGATTTGGCGTGAAGCCAAAGCTGTGGCTTGATACAATGTGCATGGCCCGTGCGTTACATGGCACGGAAAAGAGTGTGAGCCTAAAGGCTGTGGCTGAACGCTACGGCGTTGGGGCCAAGGGTGATGAAGTTACCCGTGCGTTAGCCAAGCGGCTAACTGATTTTACCGAAGAAGAAATTGCGAAGTATGCAGAGTATTCTCGTAACGATGTGGACCTGACATACGAGATTTTTAAGCTGATGTTCAGCGGAATAGTTGGAAACC